CTCGTTGAAAAGGTCGGTGTAGACAGTCATTATGCAACCGCAGGCCGTGGGATACCAGCCAGTTGTTTAATCAGTGGTGACAGGCCCGTCACTGCGGCTGTACCCATTTCGCTAAAACTTGCGAATTGGTCAATGGCGCCACGTTGTCTGTAAATCGAGCCACCAAACATAATCGTGGCCAGTTGTACGTCAGCACTAGGTACGACAGTTAGTTGGTCGGTATAGCCAGACTCTTGACGTCTACGAAAAATGAAGTTGTTGGCGCTGTTAGCACACTGAGTCAAAAAAGCGGTTTCGTCTGTACCAGCCAAAGCGATACCTAACCAAGTGCCAATCTGTGTGCCTGTAATCCATGTGCAAGTCTGCGTGTAAGTCAGGGTGCCAGGCGGAATAGCGGCGCTACGGATTAAGTCGTCGCCTTCATCGTAAAACAAAACTTGATTTTGTACCGGCTGAAGATAATCAAATAATAGGTTGCCTTCAGTGTCAACACCAATAAACAGGTAACTGGGCAAGTCGTAGACAGTGTGCGTGCCGTTCAGGCCGTGACCTAAACTAGCAAGCGTAAATGATTGACCCAACGCTAGTTCGGGTTCTGTCAACGTTTGGACAACTGCGTAGTTATCCAAACGTTGATGAAACGTAACTTGATAAACAGCCATAAGCGGCTAACCACCTTTCGAGTTGGTGGTCAGGCGATAGCGATGGACTTAACCTGGTCACCGTCAGCGATAAACGTACTTGCATAGCCATGGTAACTGAAGACCTTGCCGAGGGTACCTGGTTCGTCCCTCGTCATAATCCCACGAATTTGCTCGTAGTACTCAATGGCTGAGCCACGGGCTACAACCATGGTGTTGTCTGCAAATGCACGGTCAACAACAAGGTTAAGGCCCAGTGGGTTAAACGTGTTCATTTGTGTAACGTTTGCGGAACCCATTCCGTTGACACCCATGAGGCCTGCGGCGCCTGTGTACGGAAAAATTGGTCGCTTGTCTGCGTCAAGTTGGCTACCCAATTTTTTCCATACATCGGGACTGACAAAAATATGGTCAGGCAAAAAGTTAGTGGCGGCCAAAATGTCGGTTGCGGCGTCATACAAAGCGGCAATTAGTGAAGTTGGGTCGTTGGCGGTAACTGTCCAGGTTGAACCTGAAGCGGTGTCGCCAGCAAGGATTGCGGCACACAACAAAGCGTCGGACTGAATCATGTATTGGCCAGCGAGGTCACGCAACACAATTTCGAGCGCACCAGGTGACGTAAAGTCAATATCTTGTACCGAGAAGGTCACCTGGCCTGCCAAAGTAGTCTTAGAAATTACGTTCGAGGCAATCACGGGGGTGCGTGCAGTAACGGCGCCGAGTTCTGACGACTGAGTTCCAACTTCGGTGTGAGTTGTCCAAGTCGGACGAATCCAAGTCTTTTGGTTTCCACCGTCTGGCATGGCACGAGCGCCAACAGCCGTAACCACAGGCCTGATGTAGTTCAGGTCCTCAAAGACAGGACCCAGCACGTTGACATTTAACAATCCGGCGGAATCCGTGGTGACTGAGTCGCCAGCGGCGGCCTGCAATGCGGTTTGGCGTGACTTCATCACTTCAACAGCGGCGGCGTTAACACGAGTCCAAACTTCGCCACCAATGTGGTAGGCGGCAAGGTATTCGCCTGCGGTTGGCATACCGAAGTTGCGCTTTGGCTGTGCAAAAATTGGTGCCGTTGAAATTACGGCTTCTTCAACAATGGCGGGGGTGGTTTCCATCTTGGGTTCTTCCTTTGGTTCTTCGGCCACTGGTTCTGAAGCCGCTACTTGACTGATCGTAGCACCAGCAAAAGCAGGTGTGGGGACAAGTGACAACTCAACCCAATCGGCCGCCAAAATGGTCATGTTGCCTTTGTCGTCGTATTTAAATTCTGTGGGGTTAACGCCTACTGATACTGAGTCGATTACACCGTCAGCCGCTAACACTAGGGCTTCGTCACCGGCACGGGTGTTAGATACTTTGGCTGTGAAGTACATGGCTTCTTCGCTGTCAACACGTTCGGCCACTAAGCCAATGGCTTGGGTGCTGTCATGGTTCATGTACAGTTTTGGCGCTTTGCCTTCTACGGGCAAACTGCCTGGCATAAATTGCACGGTTGTACCGTCGCTGACAGTGGCAAAAGTGTTGTAAGGCACTGCGATACCTGTAATGGTGCGGCGGTTTTCTCCGTCTGGGCCTGCGGCTTCAACAGCGAAAGTATTTGAATGGAAAGTAATCATTCTGCTAGTTCCTCTTGTGTGTTTTCTTGTGGTTGTTCTTTTGTTTCTTTTTCCATGTAACTGTCGACTTCTAACCATTTGTCAACGTTCCATTTAACATAGGTGCCACGGGGCAACTGTTGTGACAGGGCTGAAGTAATTGCCTGGGCGTACATTGACAGGCCGAAAGTCCACAAGTCTGACTTGGCGCTTTGACTATTTGTGTATGCGTACGAACCAGTAGAAATACCCAATAAATACGGGGGTACATTGCACAAGTTAGCGATTTCACGGCTTTGATATTCGGCGGCGTCAATCAACAGCATTTTGTCAGGTGTTGCGTTTGTTTCTGTGTACGTCAAAAACTCGTTTAGTGCGGCAGTCTGGTTTGTCATTCTTGCCTGGTTAAACGCTTCAGCCAGGGCGCCTAATTCTTCGGCGCTTAACGGTTCGCCGCCAATTTGTCGAAGCACGCCGGCCGGAATGGATGAGGAACTATTGCGTAGGCGTGCCTCGCAGAGTTTTAACGCTGTAAGAATCGTTTGTTCTGACATGTAGATCATGCCTTGGGTTGGGCTGTAGATCTGCACAACATCGGCTGGGTCAATAGCGCCACCGTTGAAATAGATTTCTTTGCTTTTACCGAACCACACTGGGGGTTCTGCGTCGGGCGTCGTAATACTGCCTTGGGGCAATCTTGTGGCGCTAGCCATGTAACCATCTTTGGTACGGCTGGTGATGTACAAGAAACAACGGCCGAAAAAGAAAAGGTCGTCAAATACCCAAGGAAATACAAAACTGTTTGGCATTTCGGGGTCAAGTTGTTTTAGCCAGGAACGTGGCGCCAACGGTACAGTTTCCATTTCTTCACCGTTCCACATTTCGGTACACATCTCTAATTCCATGCTGGCCAAAACTGACGCCATAAGGTCACGGCTTCGACTAATCGCAGGCACAGAAATAGCACGGTTACGGGCCTGACCAGCCTGGTAGGTGTACCAACTGCCGATCATGTTGGGGGCGGCCGCATTGCGTGAGTACGAATTACCGACAGCGGCTTGCACAGACGGTTCAGGCTGAGGCGATATCTGCGCCTTGTTTACTTTGTTTGTGCTGAATAGTCCCATGGTGTTTTCCTATCGGGGGGTGTCCCTGCCCTGCCCGACGCAGGACAGGGACTCACTAAACAATAGCGTGACCCAAAGTCACGGTGTCTTTGATACAGCAAACACAGGTTTGCCCACAATTTTGGGGCGTGACGATTCGGCTATGGCCCACGCCATGCACCGGCATAGTTCTATGGGGCCTGGGCTTTTCTGACTTGACAAAACGACGCCACCACCAGTTTTAGTAAGCACAGCACGGTTGACATGTTCGGCTAGTGCCAGTTCGCCACGGTGCCGTACTTTGCCTTCAACAATCATTTTTTGAATCAGGCCCGAATACTTCAGTAACTCGCCGTAACCGATAACGCTACTTCGACGTTCCAAACTTGTCGGCAAATGCAAATGCAGGGCTGGCGTAATGACCAGACGGGTGGCCGTGTCCGCCATGACCCGTTCAACTTCTTCCCACATGGCGTCTTCGGTATCAACCATAAATTCGACACACACATGGGCTTTGGATTCAAGCACTGATGACCTGACGCCCACATAACGGCCGTCTGTTAGGTCGGTATCAACAGCCAACACCCCACCAGGTGGCATAGGTATATCTGTTTTTTGTTTGTCCCAAACGCCTGGTTGAAGCCAGGCACCACGGGCCGAAACCCACATGTTTAAGTGCGCCCTTAGAAAACTGTCTTTTTTAGATACGGCCCTAAGCGCCTCGACTGTCACTGTCTGCCCCATTGCTGGGTTTGCCTGCACCCAGTTGGTTTCTAATCGGGGGTCACTTCCAGGCGCCATAGAGTATTCGGCAAAGTAAATGTTGCTGGTTTCGCCTTTGTCTATTTCACTTATAGCGGCTTCACGAAAAGCCACCATGCAGGCACTGCTTTCATCGCCAGCCGTTGACCAACTAGACAGCAACGGGCCGCCGTTACCACGGGCGATTTGGCTAGGCCTTAACGCTTCATCAACTACAGCCGCTGAAATATTCCAAAGTTCATCGCACACAATCAAGTCATAACTACCGCCGTGCAGGTTTGGTGTGGCCGCCCTAACTTCCCATGTAGACCCGTCAGGCATTTTTACGGACTTACGGCCCATAGCGTTGGCGGCTTTACCCCCAAATTTCTCCACAAGTATTGGGGCGATAAAACCAAATATGGCTTCGGCACGGTCAAGTTTGTTAGCAACCGAAAGCACCGCCTGGGGCTTGCCACGCATAACCGCTAGTTCAGTAATCCACCAACCAATCAGTGCTTGCAATGCAACTGACTTACCTTGCTGACGTGCAGTCGACACAAGCGCTTCACGAAACTGCAAGTTGCCATTACCATCGTGCGACAGTTGGCCGTTAAGCACATGCTTTTGCCAAGGCATTAGTTCAACACCCATATGCAAAGTAGCCCACTGGGAAATCCCCTCCCCAAAACTGTGCTGACTTAAGCCAACCGTTTCAAGTCTGGGCAAATGCTGGTTAGTCGCCGCCAATGCCGGCTGATCGCCGCCAGTTTCCCCCAAAATGTTTGTGAAGCA